AGAATCTCCTGGTATTGGCAAGGATTGGAATTTTCCTCTGATTTGTCCGAGCATTTCTTTAGATACAGACAATGCGAACCTTCGAATCCATTGTTTACCAATACTGTTTATGTTTCTATATGGCAAATTGCCGAATGGTATGGTATTAAGGTTGTTAATGCCATCTGTGCCTCTCTGGCGGTCTGAATCCTCCTCCCACGCACTAGTTTCGACTGTGAATTTGACCCAAATAGTTACAGGGCTGATTGTTGTGGGGGAAGGATAGATTCTTAGATAATTGTCGTATAGTTCAAAAGAATAATGAGAGTTTCTTGTGTAAATTGCGTCCTCATATGCCATGGCTTGAAGCTTATTCTGCCAAGGCGGAAGAATGTCAAAAGTTGAGTCATCGGCATATTGCCCATAAGACGATAAATTACCAACTGAGTTTAAGCCACCATAAAATCCATAAAATCTCCACATAGCATGTGGTGTTCTGTAATATACTTGTCTTACCGTAACCTTGTTATTGCCCACCTTCTCATAAAACTCGCATGATGAAGATAAGGAATTTGATGCTATGATGCTTTGGAGGTCATAATCTTGTAATGCCTCTGTCGTATCGAAAGAGCAAGAATATACCCTGTTTGTTCCCCCAACGGGGACTTCAGAGCCAATTGCGTCTCCAACTCTCTTTGCATAGTTGATGTCAAATTTTGGATATTTCAGACCGACATGAGTACCCGCAAGACTTGCAGATAAGTCGGATTCTCCAGTCAGCATGCCGTCATGGTCAAAGGTACCAGTGACGTCACCTAGAACGTTTCCAAGTATGCTTTTTCCCTGATAGAGATTGACAATATAAGAATACTCTAACACAGCTTCTTCGTATGCTGTGTAGATATTGCCTTCAGTTAGCTCAATATCAAGTACATCGCCGCCTAACTTCTTATATGTATAAGCTACTTGGTCGTAGGCGCCTGATACAAAACTAGCATCGTATAAATCCGAGCCAGTATCAGCGTATAGACCAAAAGCATAGTAATCTGTATCAGCAGCGTTGGTGTAATTACCTGTTACTGGTAAAATAACAGTGCTTATCTCGCTGCTTGGGGTTAAAACTGGTGCCGACATACATATGTACTCCTATCAGAATAAATAGTTGTCCTTATCCAAAAGCTCCAGGGTATTCCAAAGAATGGCTTATTTCTTCTTCGTTGTCGACTTTGACTTTTTAGCCTTGGTGGTCTTAGTAGCCTTCTTTTTTGTAGTTTTCTTCTTCGTAGCTTTTGGTTTTGTAAGTTCTGGCTCTGGTTTTGGCGGCTCGACCAATACAGGAGTTTCTTCTACTTCAACTGCAGCTTCGTTAACAATATTAATAGGTTTTACCAATACTTCCTCTGGAGGAGTTATTTCTACAGTCTCGACTTCTGTCATTAGTGGTGCTGCGTCACCTCTTCTGGCAAAGAACTTTTCTCGCAACGTTGCCATCTTTTTAGCGTATTTTGGTGAATTTAATTTTCTTTTCTTCTTGCCCATTGGGAACTCCTTTGGTTGTGGTCACTATTATAACATATATTTAAAAAAAATAAACCCCACATGAAAAAATCATGCAGGGCTTATTAAAAACAAGATTTAAACTTATTTTTCTTTTTCTGGAGTTAGAGCCTTGGCTAGTTTTTTAGCTAAACTTTTTTTAGGCTTAGCTTGTGATTTAGCAGGCTTTTCTGCAGGTCGTTGAGCAGAATTTTTTGGACCTCTCCTTCTTCCCATGATATATTCCTCCTTTTAAATTAAATAATACAACATTGTTTGATATGAGGTCCCTAAAGGACCTCATATCAGATAGTAAAACTATTCTTACACGAACGTATCAGCAGCTGCATCATCAATCATAAAACCAATAGTTCTAATCAAGATTTTTCCTGCACTATAAGTTCCGACGGTTGAGCCGTCACTTACAATATAAAATTGTTTTGCAGTAGCAAATGTATCTCCATTAAGAGTTGCCGAGTGTGAGTTACCCTTAACAGCAGTTGATATATCAACCGTTGTATTGGTATTTCCATTACCTGCTGCGTTAGCATTAACTGCTGACGAATGTGCATAAATGTGTAAATCATCATCGCCTGTTGCAGGCGTTTCTAGAACTAACATTTCAAGGTCAACAAGATATCCATGAATACTTTCGTCCCATGTAAAAATAGTGCCCGAATCTCCATCGACTCCAATAACGTCATTTGCAGCAAACGATGCGACTGCAGCGTCGGCTGTGCCCAGATCTAATACTAGCTCAACAATACTAAAGACACCATCACGGTATTGGTTAGCGCGGACGAATGTGTCTGACATGCCTGCTCCCATTCCCAATTGTGCTTTAGTTAATACTGTTCCTCTTTTTTCTAGAGATCTTAATCTCTTTCTTCCCAATCTTCGATTTCCCATTTTTAATTTCTCCTTTTAAGTTAAGTTATCGATAACTTGATATTAATCACGAAAATTAACCAGCCACTTCGGTTAAAAATCTTCAAGGGTCAGTGGCCTCGACCCAGGAGAGTAATTTCAAGTTGTACAGTAAGTAGTGATTAAGGGTCTTAAAAATCTCAAAAATTGGTCCCGAAAAATTTTTAAGCAAAGTCACTTTTTGAAAGTCATTTTGTTTTTAGGAATAAAAAAACCCCGCTAAGAGATAACTCAAAGCGGGGCTTATTATAGGTCACTTAGTTGTGGTTAGCTTGCGCCTTCCTCACCAAGGAGTCCGCGTACAATGACGAGACCGTACATATCAGGACGGACCATCTTCTTTGCATAGCGGGTCATGACACCTTTACGTGGCACGAAGTCTTCCGTACCAAAGATGGTAGGTGTGACTTGGAGAGGCACGTAAGGAGCGTACACATAGCCGCTTTCAAGGAAGCTGCCGCCACGACGACCAACAAGAACAACGTTACGTGGGAAGTAAGGATCCACGTAGACATCCCATTTCTTGCTCAAGGAGCCTGCCTTAACGGCGCCGACTGTACCCTTGTCTGCGTCAGCAGTGATGCTGGCGCGGAAGCCTGATGTGAACTCAAGGATGTTAGCAACTTCAGGTGAAACCACCAAGAAGTTAGCTCCACCACGGAGAGTCTTGCGGTGAATCTGAGCGCTCACGTCGTTAATTGTTTCAACGAGAGTCTCGTACCACTCACTAACTGTACCGGTGAAGTCCGGAGCAGCAGAAGAAGCACCAAGCTCAGTACCATTCGTCTTGTGGACGAAAAGACCGGGTGAACGTGACCAGTAGTATGTACCAGCTGTTGCACCTTGAACGAGGTCGTTAATGATCTCACGGTCGATCTCAAGAGCAATTTGCTCTGAAAGAATTTGAGTAAGCTCAACTTCTGCATCGAGGTTGTGGTAAGCATTAAGATCTTGACCGAGTTCTGGTGTCCACTTAGCCTTGAGCTTCTTCGTCATGGCTGTAACAGCAACACTGTCGACCTTGATGTCAATCTCAGGAATGACGTCTCTTTCGAGCCCATCGAAGGTACCGGCGTTGTTGTTCGCGCCTTCAAGTCCCCAGGGGTCTGTACCTTTCACAGCGCCGAGGGCGTCTGCATTAGTAAATGCATCACTAATGGGGTATGAAATGGTCTTTCCTGATCCTGCTGCGGTCGCGACTGCAGCGTCAGTTGAACGAACAACGATCTTAACAAGCGGTGCATCTGTACCAGTAGGGACAATTTCTGTTAGGCGACGGACCTGACGGTCATTTGCATCGCCAAGCGTTGCCACAACCTGCATGAGGTTATCTTGGTTAAGGTTAGGAATATCGCTCATTGGGAATGTGAAACTTGCAACAGCGCCACTATCAGGATCAGCGAGAAGGTCAGGGTCGAAACGAAGAGCCTTCTTTTCTGCTTCTGTGAGGGCTGAAACTAACTTGCTAGCCAAGGAAGCTGTCAATGAAATGGTTCCAATTGAACCAGTAGGTGAAGCATATCCATTGTTTAATGCATAGAAGCTTTTCTCACCATTTTCATCAGAAATGTTGACACCACCTGTCAACTGCGAACCAAGAACTCCACCACCGTAAAGTGATTCAGTCTCTGAGAATGAACCACGAGTATTTGAATGTTGGAAGTCCATGAAGAAAATGAGTCCCGAAGGGAGGCTCATTGGCTGAACGCTGACGAGATCGTTAGC